CCACGGATACAATGTAAACGACACTATTAGTTAAGCTAGCCGTTGGATTGATTGTAACGATTGCCGCACCCGTTTGGGTTACTGCCGCCGCTACGTGCGTACCATCTGCCGCCATGATTATAAAGTTACCTGAATGAACACAGTCCGGGTGTACCGACCTGTTGAAAGTTACAACAAAATTATCTGTAATTGCTACGCCTGTTGCGTTATCAAGAGGCAACACAGAACTGACTGTCAATTGTGCCGGAGTTCCATCGGTTGCTACTGCTGTCTCTTCCATGTAATAACCCAACTGGTCGCCTGCCGCTCTTGTAACATCGCATACAGCCATAGCAGTTAGTTTAAAGCCTAACGTACCGTCTTTTTTATAGACCATTTCGAGGTCTGGGCTGATATTTACCTTGTACAATCTAATTCTAATATTCAAACTTCTATTTGTTCTTTTTGGTGCGGCGTATTCTAAAACATAGTCTGTTACGACCGTTTCCCCACCAAATGTCAACTTGTCATATCCTACTTGTCCCGAACTTGCGGCAACCGTGGACACCGTATTAGCCGAACCCAAAGCATACTTTAATTTTGCCGCACTCGCTTCAGACACAATTGTTTCAAATATACATTCTTCGCCCGGTACGTAGTAACCTACCGCCGCAAGGAACTGATCCGTTACGATTGGTTCGAGTTTGCCCGAATATTTTAAAGTTGCCCCTTCGGACGTTAATCCACAATCAATAGGTACCGTGTCAGGATTTAAGGTCAATCCACCCGCCCCCACATGTATCTTGCTAGGTGTTGCCATATTTCTTCAACTCCTCATAGTCTAATAATTACTTAATATATAATTAACACTGCCCGACACTTGACAACCTTGTGCGAGTCCGTGCGGTATATTAAAAACTTCCGAATACACTGCTTCATTTATTCGGGTACTATGCAACGGGTAGGCATTCCAGTTGGTTTCATTCCTTAGAATCCTAACAATTGCATCACCGATTCGACAAATAAAACGATGTAGCTGTTCATTATCAACCTGTACTACCCAAGCGGCTACGGCAAAGTTTAGTTGCCGTTCTTGGTATTCGTATTGGTCGTCTGTTGCATTACTATTTTGAGCGTATACAGCAATGGCGGGGTAGGCTGTAAACTCGGTTGGTAGAAAGCTACCAACTTTACTTTCGGCTATGTTATCCACAAATATAGTTGCCCCGCTTTCGGACTCAATCGTGTTTATCATTGTATCTATATTTGCATCAAGTATGATTTTTATACTGTTTAAACAGTATTCCGTATTCATTCAATGTCTACCCCGCTTTTCATTATGTGCTGTACAATCAAATTAATCCATCTATCCTCTTGTAGCTTTGTAATATTAAACATAGGTCTCGCAGGCATTTTACCCGTACCGGATTGATGATACCCTGCGTATTCTATGCTTGTACCAATGTCAATACTATCATCCGTGATAATGTTGATAGCCCCTTCGCCCACTAGTGTCGTGAGTGACTTTCTTAGCTTCCCGGTAGCCTGTAGTATTTTCCTACCCGGAAATTTTTTTTCTTTTTGTTCTGCATATTGTGGAGATAGAGCTGCCCAAACCGGGTTTCCTTCAAAAGCACCCTCAGCCGCAAACAGGCTGTTTTGTGTTTTGCGAAAATCTGATCCTATTTTTTTAAAAAGTGGCTTAAATGAGCGTAATTTCTCTATCGTTATATTTAATTCCGTTTCTACCTGCCGACCGCCGCTTAATTCAAAACTTATATTTACGGGCATATTACCACTGATCCTCTCCGATTTTCCAAATCGGGTCAATCTCCTCGGTATCTGTATAACTATATAATCCCCTAGTTGAATCAAGTTTGGTTGAGCTAGGCAAATCGACTGTAAAATTCAAAATCTCTTCAAGCCGTGCATTAGCATCCATAAACCATCTTTCAACAATTGCGGGCATTTCTCCCGATGTTTGCAGGACTAGGATTTCGGCTATTTTAACAGCCGCTAACCTTGTCGAAATGAATTGCAGTACTTTTAAATCGGTGGCGTTTGTAATTGGTACCTGATATTTTTTACATAGCTTGCTATCAATGTACGCATCCGCCTCCACAATATGCATGTCGGTAACCTCAGTACTTGTCACTTTTGACGAAGCTGAGAAAGTTACCCATTTTATCAATGCTTGCACGTTTGCCAGTGTCGCATATGCCATAACTCAACCCTCCTTTTTATCTATATTAAAGTACTCCCCCTGCACCAACAACAACTGCTCCTGTTGCATTCATTGGTTCCCATACGCAATGTAGCGTAATCGCCCCACCTGTTACAGCTTCCACAGCTATCTCATACCCTACGTCTAAACCATTTACTACCTTATCCAGTACTAAAGACGAGAAAGCTCCTGATGTATCGCCGGGTGTATTATCCGCCCAAACACTACCTGTTACGATATTATCTGTGTCCGAAGCTCCGATAAATGCGGTCGTTGCTCCCTCAGTACCCAATTGGATAGTCGCTCCATTACCTGCATCTGTTAGCGTGCTTGTACATTCGATCCACAATCTCAACCTTACGAGACCCGTTACCGTTAGAACCTCATGAGCCGCTACCGTATTCCATGTAGCGGAAGTCATATCGATAGGCAAAGTAATGTATCTAGGGTTTGCAATATCTACACTTCCTTTTTTCAACTCGTCAACTATCGATAGATTCGTACCCGGTTCGCTTCCACCAGTTCCGTTTCGTAGCGAATCCCAAATATCCCTAACAACCTCAGCCAAACTTACATTGTTTGATGGTGCGGCTGATGCCGGGAATGTAGCTATACCATTAGCTCCTGCGATTAAATCATATACAGATTGAGTTGCGGGTAAAATAGTACCGCCATTTATAATGTTTTCTTGTGCATATCTCAAAGCTTCGGCAATACTTACATTGTTAGCCGCCGCCGCTCCTGCGGGAAAGCTCGCAATGCCTGTAGTGCCATACAAAGCATCGGTAACAGTTGAAATGTTGCCTGTGGTTATTGCTCCACTCGACAAGTCGGTGCATTCGAATGATACATAAGTTGAACCTGTAACAGTGTCAACAATGTTCTTAGCCCCTGTTGTTGTGCTTTTTACATAAAATACACATTTTTTAGCCACAACATTAGTACAAGCCGTACCCGTAAAGTTAACGATACCTGTTGTAACTTTTGTCATAAATATGCAGTCTTCAAATAATGCATTATCAACGCCAGTCAGGTTGAATATCCGTGCGTTTGCATCCCCGTCAACGTACCCATTCTTAAAATATCTCTGTACTTTAAATCTATCACCCGTAACAGTAAAGTCGCTAACGACTTCTTTATCGGTTACGTCCCTTGTTTCAATATCCACAAGGGTACAGTCTGTACCAGATATTGTTCCGTACGTTACTACTTGGTCAACGTTTGTAACCAATAACAAGTTGCAAAGGGTTACATTTGCCGCTGATATTGTCCAAGTAGTACCTGTGTGACCAAATGTAAAAGTCGGTCTATTTGACCCAGTTCCAAGACCTATAATAGTGATGCCCACAACGTCGGCTATTAATTTTGCCCCCGTAGTTGTCCATGTTTCAGCGTGACCCTCCGCCACAAGAATAACGTCCCCCTGATTAGCGGTGCACTTATTAATCGCACCGTCTACAGTTGCACATGGAGCCGACCAACTTCTACCGTTGTTGGTGTCTGCCGCATTTGTAGCCCCCGAATCAACGTAGAACGTTTTCCCGGTACCAGCTATGATTGCCTTGTCGCCAATTTCGCACTGCCCTGTAACTTTAAGTCTGCTTGTGGTTAACTTTCTATAAAACCCTACAAAATCCATTGTAGTCTCCTCCTGTTAAGAGTCTCAGACGGTGCTACCCGTCTGGAATGTGTAATTAAGAAATTACGTTATTCAATAAGTAACCAAGGTCTGAACCTGTTACTTTTGTATCGGTACTCTGGAAAGCTTCATATACATTAGAATGTATATCTTCATCTCTCCAAGTTCTTACTCCTCTTGTCTGTCCATCTTCAGGCCATACAAAAGTATAAAGTGCAGTTGGCGTTTCTAGTGACGGTGCTGGTGCAACGTGTCCCAACCATACATCTTTTGTCCAAATTCTAGAATAAGCCGCTGTTTTACCATATATCGATGTATTAACCAAGCTAGACCCGATCATGATATCGATGTTTGCCCCATTTGTGAGGATTGATTTCAATGTTTCAAGTGTTGCAACTCTCATTAACGAATTAGGCATTCTAGAAAGCAGTTGCGGATGATGCTTCAATACTTTCCATACATCGTGAGATATTACAATTTTATTAATCGGTTGTCCTGTTGAACCCTCAATCGCTTCGATAGCTGTTTCAAAATCGTCAATAGGATCAGACGTTTCTGTATTATCCCATAAAACGGACGGAGTCGAATAGTTAGAACCCCAGTTTGATGTTGTGCAACATAATTCCGCAACGATTCTTTCGTTTTTCAAAAGAACTTTATCCGTTGCGAATTCAACCTTAGTTCTTTCCAAATTAAGTACTTTGTCTTGGTTTCTTTTTATTTCATCCGGTAGAATAGCTTTGTCCGCTATCTCCTTACAAAAGTAAGTACCCGTTGACAAATTAAACCCATGGGCAACCGTAGCTGTTCCGGGTGCCCTGTATTGAGCAGTGTCCCTGAAAAAATCCTCTTTCACAAAAACGTAATATTTATTGGATTGAAAATCCACAGGTACCAAAGGCGCAATCAGGTCTGCAATATACATACCGTTTTTGTAGGCTATAGATACATTAGATAATGGTACATCTACATGAACGTCTTGAGCTGTAATCATTTCTTCACTTCCTTAATGTTTTATTGTTTATGTATTGCTCGATACTGTGCCTCTTTCAAGTAGCACTTCTATTACATCGTTATCGTCTCCGGGTTCTAATGCAATCGCCCCGTATTCTGCAAGGTTGGCTACTGTTGCGACTCCATCGCCGTTTGTATCAGGTGTAAGCCTAGCTCCTGCGGTTACTGTACCCCCAAGTACTAGCTTTGATACGCCTGCAACTCTTACACATGCAGGACGATTAGCCGCCGATGGCTTGTCTTGAAGAATACCGATAGTCGCAACGGCTGATCCTGCGGTATTAACTGTACCCGTCGAACTTGGTACCGCCATAAATTTATACTGCTTTGTGGATAAATCTGTATAAGCCAAAAAAGTTAAGGATAAAATATCTTTTCCAGTCATTATCTGATCCCCCTTTCGCTTCTATATGCTCTTGCAAGGTCTGGAAATCTCGTTTCTGCTAGAACCAAAGCATCCCCGTAACTTACTTTATCTGTTGATACAATATTGGAAACGGCTTCATTAAATTTCATTGTTCCCGTTTTAGATGCTTCGCTTTCGCCTTTAGACGATCCGTGTTCACCCATAGCAACAACGGGTTGCAAAGTTTCCATTAGTGCAAGAGTTGTTTCTTTGTTTGCAAAATAACTAGCTTTAAACTTTTCAGTCATAGCCGGAGTCATTTTTCCCTCGGATAGATATTTTGTGGATATAGCATCCCATTCAGTCTCATTCAATTTTGTTTCAATCAACGCTAGTCTTTCGGACAGTTTGATTTTGTCTTGGTTTGCTTCGGTTGTTGATGCTTTGAGCGTGTGGATAGTATTTTCTAGCCCAGTCTTAGCTTCGTTAAGTTTTTTAATTTCACCTTCAAGGGCTACTTTATCTTCAGACAATTTTACACTAGCTTCCACAAATGCGGTCATTGCTTCTGCAATAACTTCCGGCTTTGCATCTTCAGCTAGTTTTAAAGCCCTTATTACGTTTTCATTAAATTTCATTGTGTGTTCCTCCTTGTTTTCTGTGTTTGTGCTAGGCACGGCTGTATTTGATTGTGTCTCTTTGTACACATCTTCCGATAATAATACGGGTGCCATATTTTTTATAAAAGGGCGATTGGTTAAACTCCCACCCATTAATACATTGTTATAGCTTTTGTTTGATTCACTATCTTTGTAGTTAAAAGTAAACTCGGGGCTAAAATACCTGTATTGTTTAGTTTCAACCTGTTGCTTGCCTAAATCCGTCCATCCTATTTCTGCAAGTAGCCTATTGCCGTCACGAGTTAAATGTTTAACCCACCCTGCCGCCGCTCCTGCGTGTACGGTTTCGCCGTGTTCGAGGTCGATAGCAATTTCAATACCTCTTACGTTTTCGTCAAAGTGTTTAATGAACATGTCGATATCATTTTCGGTTATAGCAAAATCCCCATACTGGGGGTGTTTCCATTGCCCCACTCGCATAATCTCCACAGGATTTGTGGACATCTCTGCAAGGGTTATGTAATGTAAAGTACTAACCATATTATGCCTCCTACATACATGCAAAAGTAGCCGTTACTGTTCCATGTGTTGCGGCTACTGTCGATTTTATGTAAATTTTGATATACGGTATATAAACGGTACTCGATTTGTTAACCGTTGCCGAATTAGTACCCGTTATAGTAGCCTCGCCCTGCACGGTTATATCGAAAGTTGTACCGTCAACGCTACCAAGTATCTTATAATCTATGCTATTTGTTGTATGGGTATCATTAACCCGGATAGCACAATTCATGCGACCCCGAAGGTCGATAGTATCTAACGCAACGTAGCTATTTGTGGTAGTCGTTGCCGCATAAGTGTAATTAAAATGCTGTAGCCTTGTTGTCTCGCAAATTCTTGGGCTTATCATTAATCCTGCCTCCTAAATTATAAAAATATAGGGGCAAAAGCCCCCGATATAGGGGTAAAAATGTACATCATCTATGTAAATTACAGTCAATTATTTGATTTTTGTTACCTAGATTGTCTATACTCTATGTTATAGACTTCGTTAAGGCGGGTATTATTCTTATTATATCTAACTACACCTAACTACACAACTTTTTCAACATAAATATTTCTCATGCTCTCAATGATGCCCATGAGTTGACCGTGTTTTTTGACCGTTTCCGGGTTTAATATGGTCGGGTTATCCCCTGTCTCAGCTTCGTTGGAATACTCGTACACGCACCGACATCTAGAATGCACTGGTGGCATTCTAAGATAGTATTCTTCGCTACCTACCTCATAGGTACTCCCGTCTAAGTCACTGCATAGGGGGCAAACAAAGCCGTCTAATAACGCTATATGCTGTACCGATTTGGCGGATAACTCGGCGGTGACTGCTCGTCCGAATGCTAAGAAAACGCTTGTCTCAAAAATATTATCCTCAAGTATACCGCTATACATATCCATTATTTAGCTCCTAGTATTTTCGACATAACGTTTTTAAATTGGGTCACAGTGTCTTCCACAAGTCCTTTTTGCTTTAGATACTCGGATAAAAACACAACCTTGACCCGTTCCGATATGTTATTCGCTACGACTGCGGCTTTGGCTTGCAACATAGCTTCGTTTAGTTTCGGGGTGTTGTCGGTTTTAAGTTCACCCTGTACCTGCTTCACCCCTGCTTCAAATGATTTTGTAAACATTCTCAGCATGAAAGTGGTCATTGCTCCCTTGTACCCTACTTGCACGGTCGCTATGTCTTCAAGCTTTAACTTTTGTACCTTCCGGGTTAAATCGGTAACCTGTCTTTCTATAATCGTTCTGCCTTCCGTGCGGAACTCGGCTTCTAGTTTATTGAAATCCGCATCGACACCCTCCCAATTTACAGCCGCCCCAGGTGCTTCCGATAGTTTCTTAGCTTCTTCTTCATCCTCGGCTATTTTTTCCATGTCTTCTTCGGGTATCATTTCTTTCTTGTCTTCTTTTGGTAATTCCGACGAAGCTGAGACACCTAATTCTTTATCGGGTTCAGGTGGCATTTCTTGTGGAGGTTGGTTATACATTTCTTCGGGTTCGGATTTTTCAGGTAGTTCAAGCATATCCCTGATATACTCTTCTAAATTTTTATCCGGGATTATCAATTTGCCATCGGTTAATAACTTTAGAGTTTCTAGAATCTTGTAACTGCCCAAAGGTCTAAAACATAGTTTTGGATATAAATCCGAATTGAAGTTATATTTTACGAGTTGCTTTATAGCCGATTCATTTATCGTATTTGCTAGGCTTTTTGCAATCGCCCCAAGCATCATAAGAAATAAACCTGATTGATCTTGACTCAATGAGTAAGACCCGCCTGATTTACCGCCCCCGAGATTCATAAACTGGGCTAGGATAGACCGGGATATTAACAGGTCTTGGTATTCGATATAGGGTAATACATCCATAAGGGTACGCTTGCCTTCAAACAACTCAAGCAAGAACCCTGGGGGCATTGTTACGCCGCCGTATTCGTTAGAACGAAGTGAAGTAACAATCCTTTTTGCCACTTCGTAGTCATCATCGGAATAGTTTTCAGGCAGGGTTACCTTTGGCGTACCAACTAAGTTACGCTCAATCCCGATGTTCGTAATCTTGTACAAAAAGTCCTTAATGCTCCAGTGCTTATAAGCCGCCCTTAGTGCTGAACGACCCCGGTAATCCCCTTGCTTCATGTCATGACTGAATACAATTAATTTATCCGTTGGTATCTTTATCTTTTGCCAAGCGTTGGTTATCAGCAACTGTTCTATTTCTGTGAGGTTGCCGCAGGCATCGTATACAAAATCGTATAAGGTACTTTGCGGGCGTGTGGCAAACTTTGACCATATGAGATTACTTTTATCTTTAGCGTAAACTTTTTCAAATACGCTATGCCCATAGGTAAACATAGTAGTCGATTCTTTAACAAAATCATCGAAATTAATCTTATTAAATAGACTGTCTTCCACAAAATCGGCAATCTTTTTTGCTTTTCGACTATTATCGGCGGGTTTTATATACCAACTCGTTGACCTTATCGGCAGTTCTAGCATCAAAAGGGTCGCCTTTATTTGGGCATCCGACCGCTCCATCTGGTTGTATACTCGTATATCGTTAGGCCATCTAAGTACATTTAGGTACTCGTCCGTTGCTA